GCCATATTGCTGGCTGTGGCTTGTGTGGTTGCTTGGTTCCGTCCGCACGAGCCTCTCCCGGCAGAAATACGTACCGAGACGAAAGTAAAGACCATAGTGGAGGTCGACACCTTGCTCATCTCTCCACCTATGGCGCCTCTGTTAGTTTTCCAGCTAACAGACACTATCCGCATTGGCGACACTATTGTTCATCGCGAGCAGGCTTATTATGAGGATAGTCTTTACCGGGCATGGGTGAGCGGATATCGGCCGAGGTTAGATAGTTTGATGGTATTTCCGAAGACGGTGTATCAGACAGTGACGAATGATATCTACCATCCGGTTGCCATTAAGCCGAAGAGGAAGCGTTGGGGGCTTGGCTTGCAAGCAGGATATGGCTTCTATCCTGACCAAAGTGGTTTTTATGTTGGGGTTGGAGTGAGTTATAATTTGTGGCAGTGGTAAAGAAGTAGAAGCCATCTTTTAACGATAAAAGAAGCCTCGAGTCGAAAGATTCGGGACTTTTTAATGTTCATGATTAAACTTCTAGTATCTTTGCGAAAAAAGATATTATGAAAGTTAAACAGGAATATGAAAGAATGCCGGCTAATGAAGTCTGGAATATAATAGTAGCCTATATTAATAAGAATAAACAGTTTTTATCTACTACTGGTGTTAAATACAATGCCAAGGTAATAAGTGACTCTATAGAATACAAAGGCGGCAAGGAAGGAAGTAATAGAGCCACGGAAGGAGAATCTATCAGTAAGAATCAATTTATTTCCGCATTCAGACAAGTCCGTGACATGGAATGTATCAATACAAAAAATGTCAAGCCTTATATTGATAGAAAGCAAAGCCCGTTTGTAGGCTTACTAAAGTCGGTCGGCATCATTGGGTAAGATAAAGTTCTGGAAGCTAAGAAAAAACGAAGTGCTTGCAAAATTTGCTATAAATAATGAAGAGAGGTAGCCGAACATGTTACCTCTTCTTTATTACTTCGGAGAATTACAATATCGGCTAATTATATATCTTTCAAAAAAGATACTTCCTCAATTCTTCAATTGCTTGCATTGCACTACGAACTATAACATACTTATTATGGCAGCTTTCAGCTTGTCTTTGAAATTCTTTTTGATGATTTGACTGTTTCCCTGTCTTAATTTTAAATTCTAAACAGAGCGAAGCAAATCCCTTCTTCGGTATAAGTACAATTACATCAGAAACTCCTGGCTTTACTCCTTGACGTTTAAGATTGGCGGCTTCTCGTGCATGACGGCTTCCACCATTTGGGACTGCGAATATGAGTTTCTCCGGAATGTTTGGAAAATATAGAGAAACAAGATTAAAAAACTCTGTCTGTATACAGGCTTCTTCATTATTATGTGTTTTTTTTGAGCGTGGAGGATTACGCAGATCGGCAAAGCAGTTATAGCACATAAAACCGGTATCAGTCTTAATAACTGATACCGTTTCTTTTCCACAAGTGATACATTTTTCAGTAGTCATCTTTCATTTTCCTTTTTATGATTTTCTTAAATCATATTTCTTTATATAATTATCCACAGTAGTTTTGCTCACCCCCAATCTTCTGGCAATATCTTTTAGGCGCATACCATCCTGAACCAAAATGCGTACTTCATCGACATTTACAGATGAGTGGCTATTTCCACCTTTCCTCTCTGCTACAGGACCCGTTCCGAACTGTTTCCGCTTTTTTTCGGCATATTCAGGTGTGCACTTGTCTTTCGTTACATAGATAACAGTCCGATGATCAATACGTAGAGGGTATAATCTACTCTCAACCTCTCTATGTTCCTCTACGAGACGTTCGGCATCTCCGTTGACCGTAGTATCAACTTTCTTGTATCTATCCGACAGGACCATCTTTTTGCACCGGAGTTCTTTGTCTACTGCTTTCATATTAGGGGTTGTTGGCTTTGTCTTTTAATACCTTCCAAACAATTTCAGAGCCATTTTTCAAACCCTCTTTATAACCTGACGCTTTCTCTCCTACATTATAGATAATAAAACCTATAATAACGAGCAAAACTCCAACAGCTCTATGCCAATAGGGCAAAGAAATACTAAAAGGGAATAAACTCAAACGGAAGTGCCCAATATAAAGGAACACCACAATAAATACGATTATACTAATTATTGAATCTGCTTTCATTATACAAACTATTTTTTGTTGCTTAATCATTTTCTGAAAAACATATCTCCGGATATTGAGCGAGCAGTATCATCACCGGTAGCCGGATGTAACGGAAGAAGTTCTGCTCGGACCGATGCCCGGTGAGCTTCATAATCTCAAACGTCTTCATCCGGCCAGTGAGGTACATATTAGTAGCTGCGGACCGGCGGGCTGTATGACTACTAATTAACTCCCATTTTTCACGGGTGGCAGTCTTTAGCTTTCCTCCCTGAGTATATGAGAATGTAATTAGATCATTTAGTCCGATTTCCCTCATTATTATTCTATTATTAGTTATTCCAAATAGTTTCCTGTTAATCCCCTGAATAGCATAGCAGAAGAAAAAGCCTTTCTTCCATTTTCAGAGACATAAGATATAACCCCAAAGACATCTGCTGTAGAGTATATTTTCCATACCAATAATTTTTCCATTATTTCTATCCGTTAATGTTTACGTTTTACATCTATCCAGGCCGTTACAATTGCGCATACAAGGTTTATTATGCTTATCCCTGCAAGAATTCTTGCAAGCCATAGTATCTCTATATCATAAGCTGTCAAACACGCAATAAGTGAAAGCCAAAATGTTATTTCCTCAAATTGATATCTCTTCATTACTTTCTTAAATTACATATAAATACTTCTTGCAAAATCTTTCCTACTATAATTATCATACAGGGTTTCTTCCCAATTTGGTGTGCTATCTTCTGGCAAATCATTTTCTTGAATTTCGATTTCTCCCTTATAAATCAGATAACGTGCTTCCAAAAAGAATAATACTACTCGACGCAGGAACTCTTGAGGGGATGTGATATCATATTTCCTCATAAAAGAACGAATACGGTCGGATCCTATGGTATTAGTTCGGATTGATACTCTTCCCTGTTTACGGAAATCCTTTAACGTGCTACCCTTTACGGAAAGTACACGATCTATAATCCCTTGTAGGACATTTGGCGTATAATATCCGGTATTTGTGTCAACTGTCCTAACAAGCAACTCTGCAGCAGCTGTTAGCATACCCTCCATACTTATTCTTTGCGCAGATGCCGTTTCCTTGAGAAACACATACTGATAATTGCTCACGTAGGTATGAATCAGTTAACTATCTGGTTCACGGAAAGTGGAATCGAAAACAATCTCTCCGGAAAGTGCCCGAAGTGTCACATCCGCACCAGAGATAAAAGAGCACACTAACCGGATGGCTAATTTGGTACGATTGCCCAAACCACTTGTCACAATGGCACGTTGTAGATCTTCGACAAAAGCATGATTCATCTCGAAGGTGAATATTGACTTTTCTTGGTGTCTAAAGAAGAATTCCATGTCAGGAATCCTTTTCATGCGAGATAGAATCAGTTGTGTTGCTCTAGACACTTTCTCACCGTTACACATGCGTATATAGGACTTTATGAGGTGATTCATCACCGCACTCATATCTGAAAAATGATAATCAGATACTTTCTCCCGAAACATTTCATGAAGCACCGCAGGCATTTTTACGGTATAGTTATAATATTCTTTCCTCATAGTTTTTTATTTGAATTGTTTAATTCTCTTCTTCATAATCTGTATCAAATATACGCGCAACCATATCGACGATATTTTCTTCTATCTCCTCCGTGGAACCAGTTACAGCATTGGCAATATTCTTCTTTGCCTGTATTATCTTATAGACCTTCTCGTCAATCGTCTTCCGACCAAGAAAATAATAGCATGTAACTGAATTCTTTTGTCCGATACGGTGCGCACGGTCTTCGCATTGGCAACAGTCCGCATACGTCCAAGGGAACTCAATAAACGCCACATTACTGGATGCCGTAAGAGTTAGACCGACACCGGCAGCTTTAATTGAGCAGATGATGATGTCTGTCTTCGGATCGTTTTGAAATCTATCGACAGCATGTTGTTTTTCATCTTGAGAATCTCGGCCAGTAACAGAAACGGCAGTGGGAAAATATCTCTTCAATTCATCGACGACATCATGTAGTGAGCAGAAAAGAATAATCTTTTGCCCATTTTCCTGGAAATCCTTTACAAATTCAGCAGCATCACGAATCTTGCCTCGAGCAGACACTTGCCGTAAAATATTGATACGAACCATCACTTCGCCACGCATAGCCCTTTCTATCTTTTCGTCGTCTGCGTCCTTATACTTTTGAAGATACTGAATGAGGTCCCTTTCTGCATCCATGTATTCTTTTCGATTAGTAATCTCGCAGGTATTCACTTGTCGTATCTTGTCGGGCAGATCAGTAAGAACGAGAGACTTTTCCCGGCGGAACATACAGTTCTTCCATAGCATATAGTTTAATTCCTTCAGGTTTGAAGCTTCATTCTGACCTGCACAATACCGATTAACAAAGTTCTTGTACCCGCCGAAATCATCAATTCGGTTCAGTATCGACAGTTGAGGTACCAGGTCTTTAGGTTTGTTCACTACCGGGGTGCCAGTAAGTTCAATCACCCATTCTTTGCCAGCGCATATACCTTTGCAGAACTTAGCCTGTTGGGTGGATGATGATTTACACCGATGGCTTTCATCAATAACAACTGACTTGAACAGTTGAATTGAATTCCGGAACTCTACATCCCGCAGCGTCCACCCTTCAGCTTTCTTTATGCGTTGAACGAAGTATTTCTTCAGTGACTCGTAATTAACAATGAATACCTGATGCATTCCAGTCTGATAAAAGAAGGTCCAGGTATCGCGTACTTTATCGCTGAGAACCATTGCTTTCTTATCCGTAAACTTCTCCCATTCGCGTTGCCAGTTTATTTTAAGAGAGGAAGGACAAATGACAAGGCAGGGGAATGCATTAGCAATGTTTATCGTTGCAATACTTTGTAGCGTTTTGCCAAGTCCCGGTTCATCGCAGTTCATGAAGCGTTTTAGCTCCAATCCTCTGGCAATACCTTTCAACTGGTAAGGATAAGGCTCTATCTTTAGCTGATGTGGCATAGATAGATCTGGAAGTTCAGGTAATTCATAGGCAATATCCTCTTCCTTTTTAGGACTGAAACCATTTACCCAGTTGATATTCTCAAACTGCCGTATCTGATAGATCATTTTTTCAAGTTCTATTCTTTGTCCAACAGGAACAAGCCAGACTTTTCTATTGCCATCATAGTGTCTTCCGGTGATCTGCCGAACTCGGTCAACGATGGCCGGACGATATCGGAAAGACAGTTCAAAATAGTTATCTTTTAATTCGATGTTCATGATTTAGAGTATTAGAGTTAGTGGGGGATAACTCCCCCACTCTATTATGCTGTAGCATCCAGATCTGTCGGTGCTTCTATTTGTTTGGGTCTCCGGCCTCTCTTTTTAGGTTTACTTTCTTCTACTATCGCTTCCTCAGGAACATCACTGTCAAAATCCAGTTGTTCTTGCTTTATTCCCCATTTCTCTTCAAAGAGATATGCTTCGACCTCGGCCTCACACGCTGCAGCATCAATACTTAATTCCTCATAGTAAGGATATTGTTCATCAAGCAGTGGAACGAAGATTTTCAAATCGACCATCTTACCTGATTGAAGGAGTTTGGCTCCCATGATGGTTATTCCTGATACACCATCAATGCTGTCATTAGCATAACCAGTAATGACATAATTGTTAATTGTCTCCGCGAATCCAGGAGAAGAGAAGCTGAATTTTGTCACTACTTTAGCTTCCGGTTGTTCGCATAGTACAACCAGGTGCAGTTTAAGCCGGGAAAAGGCCTCTTTCAAATCATGATGCACAATCTGATCACAGTTCTTAGCTACTGCGTTTGTGTAGTTGGCCTCTGTAAAGCGTTCATTGTATACGACATTCAATCTGTCTTTTTTGATGACTGCTTTTTTAATTTCATTTTTTGCTGTTTCCATAATTAATTTCATTTTTAGAAGTTATGTTTTTAATGTCCTTAGCAACCATAAGCATGACTACTGACATGATTAAGATTATCGCAGAAGATACCAGTTCTTTCGTTGTAGGATAAAGGCTATCTGCCAATGATACTGCCGCTATTAATCCAACAGCAGCAACCGTGTTGAGTACAATACGTAATTTTTTCATTATCTATTATTTTGCGGGACAAGTCGCCCCATTTTCATTTCTTCTTTTGCCTTAGAAATTACAGTCACACACCAGGATAGCTGATGTGTAGCAGTCCGGTTACACCGATCACACCAATCGACTAGGTATTGCTCTTCCCGACAGATAGAATCTACTAGGGCATTCACGGCTTTGGCGGTTGCTTTCGCATTCTTTGCTGTTTCCCTAAGTGTCTCTAGTACCTCAGAGTTTCTTGCTTTGTTAAGCCAGTATTTTGAGTCTGCAAGCAGCTTTCCTGTACGGGCAACATAAACAGCTAGATCGTTTCCACGCAGCACGGCCTCTTCAGCATTTTCACTCATTGTAATATTTAGGAAGATGTCGATATCCGTCAGTTCCTGAAGTATCTGTTCTTTGGAAGTAATCAGTAAGTTCATATTGTTTTCACTTAAAATATATCAAGAGAAGAGCATCCACCATTTAAAAGCCAATTCATCATATTTTTCCTTGCCTCGCTTATAAGTGGCATCGTTCCGAAAAATGAAGGCTTTAAATATTTTCAGATTCTTCTTGCTGATAGCATAGATAAAATCTTGTTGGCTATCGGCTATATCCATATACCAGGCTCGGGAACGGTCCCAGTCGAAAAAGTCCATCGCTTCATTGAATTGTGCCTGAGACTCGGCAAATGTTGTTTTCAGGTCACCACCAAAGCCAAAATCGGGTAGCCACCAATCCCATTTGCAACGCGTATCTAATGTGTAGTCAAAATTTCCATACTGGAATACCTGATCTTTATTCACCATGAAGCGTTGTGTGTCAGACTTGGCAAGGACCTGTGCCAGAAAAGGATCTCGACGGGCCTCCTTGCGCAAAGCTTCCCTCATAGCTAATCCTAGTTCAAAGTCTTCTTTAGAATACACTACATCGTCTACCATCCGTTTATCATACCGGATCCGATCATTCTCGGTTATAAGAGCATCTACTAAAGTACCGAACTTGAATGCTTTCTCTTTATCCCCGTACTGAGCACGGGGATAAAGATAGTTTTTGAGCTCTGTCAGGTCTGAATTACTGACCTCTGTTCTTTGAAAATATGAATCCGGATTAGACATATCATTTAGCTTTTACTTCTTCAACATAGCGGATGTACTTCGAATTTATCTTATCATCGTCCTTATTAGCGATCTTCTCACAGAAGGTCACCATCTTCTTATGAATTTTGGAAAGTTCATCAATGGGCAACTGGTTGCCCTCTCTCATCCACCACATTTGGTATATCTCAAGAATTCCTTGCGGATGAAGAATCTCTATTTTCTCTGTAATTTTGGCTTTTACAGTTGCTGGAGTAATTGATGCGGCAGCTGCAGAGAAAAGAGTTTCCATTTGATTGGCTTGAACAGTAGCATGTTCTTTCTTTATTCTTTCAGCATCTTTTTTCGCCTGTTCTGCGGCACGTTCTTGACGTTCCCTTTCTTCCCTCTCCTTGCGCTCTTTCTCGGCTTTCTCTGCAGCAGCTTGATTGGTTATACGAAGTTGGTCTTCTTCTATCAATTCTTGTTTTTTCGATCCAAGCCGATCAATGAATGATTGACGTAAGTCTTCCATCTCAAATTTGAATTGCTCGGCGAATTGTGCATATTTCCCAATGACGACCTCGCCTCTGATAGAACTTCTGGTAGTCTGATCGAGATAGATGGTACTAACCTCTTTGGAGAATTTATTAAATTGCTCCCGGGGATAGTCGAGAGAAAATTCACGGATGAGTTTTGATTTTAAATCAAAAGCATTCAATGATAAGGTATTAAAAAGCTGCTCTAACTCTCTTGTTTTCTGAGAGAAGTATTCATTATAGTGCTCAAACAGCAGTCTATTCAACTCAGCCTTATAAGAGGTCTTCTCATTCTCTATATTAGAACGTCGTATTGCTTCTTCCTGGCGTTTCTTTTCCTCTTGGCGTTTCTTGGCTGCATACCGGTCGCGTGCCTGAACGATCTTTCCGGGAATAGTGGTCGCATCTTTGGGATCAATGGCTTTTTCATCAGAGGTAAACACCGAACGAATGCGGTCAAATATCTGCGTGATAGGAGAACGGCGTGCTTGCATGTTTTTGATGGTTACAGATACCTTCTTTAAATAGTCGGCAGCCTTGGCATCAAGTTCATCCGTCATATCTCCACCTTCGATAGTATCAAGTATTCCTTGGCCTACCTGATTACAAGCCATTATAGAATTCTTGTTTTTACTGAGAGCATCTGGGGCGCTCTTGATTAGTGAGGTAAATTCCTCTACTTTGATTAATTCTGTTGCCATAATATGATTGATTTAGAGTTTAACATTAAAATCCTGATTCTTCATCAGATTGAGTTACCTCGACAGATACCGGAGTAGGCTCTTCGAGCTGATGATCTTCGCCAAATGGGGTGGGTACTTGCGGTTCTGTCGGTGATGGTTCGTTTACTCTATCTTCTGTTGCTATACCGTAGTCGATTACGTCTTCTTCCTGATCTGTAGCCATCACGGTGAATTTTCCGGTACGTACCTTTGGATAAGCATCAAAGGCATGCTTAATCATCTTATTTTCGAGGAAACCGGGGTCAATGCCGCCATTGTTGGAAGAATACAACTCATTGGCTTTACCTTCCACTCGCTGTCCGTTTTTGTAGTATGAATTGTTTTTGGCTGAAAACTTAGCCAGGCGTTGGATATCGCCTTCAAGCAGCCATTGATAGTCTTCAGACCCATCACAACGAACTATGCGAATGAACGCTCCTATAACATTAGAAGATTTACGAGGTATAGCGGCTGAATAAGTTATCTTCTTCACGCCATTATCCAGACTGATAGAGAATATATCTCCTTCATAGACAATAACCGGGTTATCCGCATATCGTATTTGTCCGACCCGCATGCGCATTGTCAGTTCTCCATAGCCAGTAACTGACACGCTGGCTCGTTTCTCATAAATTTCATATCCGCGTTCATCTTTATGGCCAGTCTTTACATTGCGAGGAATCAGATAGCAATGTGGATGAGATGTGTTGTCAAGCGAAAGACCGTTCACGGCCATATCGAGAAAACAACCAAACAAAGACATCTTGCTGCATTCTGCTACAGCAGGATTTTCCCGCAAGACCTTCTGAAAGTTGAATACTTCCTTGTGATAGATTTGTTCGCCCATTTGAGAGCCCCAGATAGCGTTGTACATTTGAATAAATTTCGATTGTACTCCTTCATTTTCGACAATTTTCGTTGCTGGAAGCGCATTCAGCTCCTCCACTTTAATTTGAATTATACTACTCATAATTAGATGTTTATTTGATTATTTCTATATCCGATTTATCTACTCTCACCCATACGGACCTTAAGGGTGAATTGAAAGAATTTTCCAGCTCAACATCAACTAGGACTTGGTTGTAGCATTCCAGCTTTCGAATAACCTTTCCGGTAATGATGGCGTAATCTTTATGGTCTCCGCGTTCTCTAAACCATAATCCGGTGGTAATTCTTTGCCCTATCTGTATGTCTTTAGCTGTTAACATGCTTGTTGCATTAGTGCATTGATAATATTGTCTGGTACTTTATTGTTTATGTCCATCATAGCGCTGGCTGTTTCCAGTTCAGATGATTTGACATAATACTTTCCACGCTCTTTATTACTTGCTGGATAGAACTTGATCCAACCTTTTTCGCGCCACTCATTAATGAGGCGTTTTCCGTATATATTTCTCGCTTGGGAGATTGTTACAACCTCTTTCAGCAAGCCGAGCCTTTTCAGCGTCTGTATTGTTCCGATCTTGATACCGCTGGCAATAATCATTGCGAAATATTTATCTTCCATAACTTTGGCTGTTTCTTGTAAACTCTTTTAAGACGACGTAGAGCATTATTTTTTTCACTATTAGAAACACACTAGCTTCTCTCTGCTATGCTGCCAGGTTATTACTATCTAATATTTCTTCTGTTCGATATTTCCGTGTCCGGCATCTTCTGAACCGGCAGAAATCGTTATCATTGTCGAATGAAATCTGAAAGGCTATCAAGCCCAGAAAACAAAGAGCAATGATTGTTTTTTGTAGCTGTTTGAAGTCTATATTTAGAGTGAAGACTCTATTGGCCCACCAGGAACCAAGTTCATTTAACTTGCTGGTACCAGTCTTTTTATAGGCTTTATCCAACAGTACGTTGATTGTCCCATACGCTACTTTCAGTTTGTCTGCCATTTCTTTTTTAGCAAGTCCGCAAAAGGCAAGACCGGCAATCTGATTTTCACGCTTGGAAAGCAACTGCTTACTAACTTGCAGTTCCATGATTAGCAAGATTTTCCAAGCACATTGCAGTTTGATTAACCTGCTGTATAGCTTGCAGTTGTTCGTTTGCCATACGTTCTGCAACTTGCAGTACTCTCACTTTGTAGGATGAGCGGGCGGCAGTAGCTTTGCTATTGAGGATGTTGTGTACCGTGCCCTGGGAGCATCCTACTTCTTTTGCAATCTTCTTTTCGTATCCGAAAGGTAGATTGGCTTTGATTGTTTCTAATTGATTTTCCATATACATTATTATATTAGTTTTTTGTTCCCGGGAAGGTGGCCAAGCCCGCCCGGGAGATCACAAGCTTATTCTATAACTTCTTCACAGGTTTCTCCAAGCCATGCAACACAATCATTTGTACCAGTACTGAAATCGACTGCATTATTGCTGGGATTAAATTTTCCTTCGAATATATTCCCCTCTTTTACTCCTGCTTCTTTCCTTAGCTCCCAGAGTAACCACTCATTGGATGATGAACCGGTTACGTTTTTAATTCTTATTTTCATGGCTATATTATGTTTGATGGTTAAAAATTAGCTTTGAGTTTGAGTTGCCGAAGGACTTCTTTAAGCTCACTATCGGTATAGTTCTGGGCAATCTCAATATTTACGCAATTATGGTTAGCAGCAATTTGGATAGCACGTTCTTTGCTGACAGAGTAAATTTTTCGTTTCATAATATACCTCCTGTTGATTAGTTGATTTCGTACTCGTCTCTATTGACACCATGAGCTGATAGGTGCTCAATTAATTCATTCTCAAAATCTTCATCTTCAGAGGTGATGAGCCAGTCCATAGAGTTTAGCTGAATCATATTGTTTGAGAAGTAAGCGTTGTCATTTACTGCTTGCTCCACGTTTTGCGAAACTCTCATCGAAGTACTTAATTCTGTTGCCATTTTCTTATCTGATTTAGAGTAAATAATCTATTTTGTTAACTTTGTTGCCATTTTATTTTGGCGTTACCAATGTTTTGCGTTAACTTTATAGTGCAAATGTAAAACAAACATTTATTATACGCAAATAAAGTTGCAATAAAAATAAAATAAACTTTCATATCAGGTAAAATAAACTTTTAAACGCATGAATATCAATAAGATAAAAATATTAATAGAAGAAAGTGGGCAAACTAAGCAAGCAATAGCTGAAAAGTGTGGTATATCAAGGCCTACATTGGACAATGTATTAAATGGAGCTGATGCTAAAATCAGTACCATTGAGGGATTAGCTGCATATTTCAATGTACCCGTAGGGCATTTTTTTGATTCGAATAATGTAAATCAAAGTTGCAGTGGTAAATCAAATGTTATGGTTGGTCGAGACAATAATGGAAAAATTTCCGTTTCTGAATGCCAAGATAGACTTGAGGATGCTTTACTAGAAATAGAGCATTTAAAAGAATTGATTGATGGAAAGAATAAACTCATCGAAGAGAAGGAAAGATTGATTACGGTACTAATGAATAAATGATTTAAGTCATGAGAAAGATCTTATTATTAATAATAACAATGCTATTTTTCTTCAGCTGTGGATATCAACACAGTCTTAAGAATACATTTTGGAGCGGTGTAGATAACGAAAAAGATACATCAATTGCATTTAGTGATTCAACATGTGAGATATATCAAACGTTTGAGACTGGGTATATTGATACATTAAAGGCTATTTATCATATCAATCATGATACAATATCATTTATTCCAGTGGATGACTACGTTACAATAGGTTCATCTTTGATTGTTTCAGAAGAAGGATTAAAAGATTCAGAAACGGGAGTAATTCGTTTTAAACTCAAGTAATAAGGAAATCTTTGAAACGGGAGCGATTGAATAAACTTACTTACATAACTAAAAAATATATTATGGCGAATAATAAAAATACTCCAAAGCCGGAGAAGGGTAATAGAGTTAAAGTCGAAAGTATTTATCAGTCACATTATGATGGTACTATTGTGGAGGAAGAGAAAAATGATCAAGTCATAATAAAACTTGATCATGAAAAGGCAGCTCGCCCATTCCATCCTAAAAGAATTATGCGAGATGAGGACGAATAAGCTATCTATATGGTTGTCATCCATTGCTATTGGTTTTGCAATGTTTGCTGTTGGTTTTGCTTGTTTTAGAACTACTCCGATGAAAGCGGATTGGATGGCTATATTAATTGGAATCTTAGCTTTTATAACCGCTATATTACTTGCTGTTCAGTTCTTTAATTATGTTTTCTTTAATAAAGAAAT